AATTCAGACGTTACAAAAAGAAATCGTAACGGACAAACTTCTTCTGGACTCTATTCTTTGTTCGTCCCTATGGAATGGAACTACGAAGGATTCATGGATTCTTACGGATCACCTGTTTTCGTTAGAAAAGAAAATACAGTCAAAGGAGTCGACGGTTTTGAAATTACAACAGGCGTTATCGAACACTGGGAAAACGAGGTTGAAGGCTTAAAATCAGATCAAGACAGTTTAAACGAATATTACAGACAGTTTCCAAGAACTGAAGCTCATGCTTTTAGAGACGAGACAAAACAAAGTTTATTTAATTTAGTAAAAATCTATGAACAAATAGACTATAACGACTCTTTAAATAATAGTTTAAACGTAACTAAAGGAAGCTTTAGCTGGCTAAATGGCATTAAAGATACTAGCGTTGTTTTTACCCCTAACAATGACGGAAGATTTAAAATTAGCTGGGTACCACCTAAAAATCTTCAAAATAGAGTTATTGTTAAAAATGGAATTAAATATCCTGGCAGTGAGCATATTGGTGCTTTTGGTTGTGATAGTTATGATATTAGTGGCACTGTTGATGGTAAAGGGTCTAATGGAGCGTTACATGGTTTAACTAAATTTTCAATGGAAGAAGCACCTTCTAATCATTTCTTTTTAGAATATATAGCTAGACCTCAAACTGCGGAAATATTTTTTGAAGATGTATTGATGGCTTGTGTATTTTACGGTATGCCTTTACTTTGTGAAAATAACAAACCAAGACTATTATACTATTTTAAGCGTAGAGGATACAGAGGTTTTTCTATGAACAGGCCGGATAAACTTATTAATAAATTATCTATAACAGAAAGAGAAATAGGTGGAATACCTAACTCAAGTGAAGATATAAAGCAAGCTCATGCTGCTGCTGTAGAAAGTTATATTGAAAAATTTGTAGGATCTAAAGATAATTCCTACGGTGATATGTATCATCAAAAAACATTAGAAGATTGGGCTGTTTTTAACATAAATAGCAGAACTAAGCACGATGCTACTATAAGCTCGGGACTTGCTATAATGGCTTGTAATAAAAATTTATATAGACCTGTGCCCAATAAAATTACTAATAAAATAAATCTTGGTATTAAAACTTATGATAATACCGGCGTAATATCAAAAATTAATTAATATATGCAAGCTACAACTACATATAGTACATTTCCAGATCAGGTTGTGCCTGCTGCTGAGAAAGCTACTTACGAATATGGTTTAAAAGTTGCGAGAGCTATTGAAAGTGAATGGTTCAGAAATTCACAAGGAGTTGGTTATAGATATATGACAAACTACAATAATTTTCACAATTTAAGACTTTACGCTAGAGCAGAGCAGCCAGTACAAAAATATAAAGATGAATTAGCTATAAATGGAGATTTATCTTATTTAAACCTAGACTGGAAACCTGTACCTATTATTCCTAAGTTTGTAGATATTGTTGTTAATGGTATGTCTCAAAGAACTTATGAAGTGAAAGCTATGGCTCAAGATCCTACTTCACTAAGAAAAAGAACTTTATATGCTCAGCGAATAATGATGGATATAGAAGCTAAAAAGTTTAATGAAATGGTTATGCAGCAATTTGGAATAGATTTATCTGAATCTACTGCTAAAAATACTCCTGAAACTTTAGAAGACATTCCAGCACACATGCAAATGGATTACAAACAATCTATAGAAGTTGCAGAAGAAGAACTTATTTCACAAGTATTAGATAAAAACAAATATAATTTAATTAGAAAAAGACTTAATTATGACTTAACAGTTTTAGGAATATCTTGTGTTAAGACATCTTGGAATCCAGCTGAAGGTATTGTTATTGATTATGTAGATCCAGCTAATATAGTTTATTCTTATACCAACGATCCTAATTTTGAAGATGTATATTACGTAGGTGAAGTTAAAAATGTACCTTTAGTAGAATTAAAAAAGCAATTCCCTAGCTTAACTCCTGAGCAGGTAAAAAAGTTACAGAATTACAATGGTAACACAGCATATTCGTCTAATTTTAATGGTAGGTACGATCAAAACACAGTTCAAGTATTATATTTTGAATGGAAAAGTTATATTGACCAGGTGTTTAAAATAAAAACAACAGCTACAGGGTTAGAAAAAACAATTGAAAAAGAAGATACTTTTTTAGAAGTAAAAGAAACAGACAACTTTAAAAAAGCTTCTAGAAGTATAGAAACTTTATATAGTGGAGCCAAAGTACTAGGCATGGAAGAAATGCTTGACTGGAGAATGGCTGAAAATATGACTAGACCTTATGCAGATACTAGTAAAGTTAATCTTAGTTATACTATAACAGCTCCTAGAATGTATCAAGGTAGAATAGAAAGCTTAGTAAGTAGAGTTACTGGTTTTGCTGATATGATACAGTTGACTCACTTGAAATTACAGCAAGTAATGTCTAGAATGGTTCCTGATGGAGTTTATTTAGATATGGATGGTTTAGCAGAGGTAGATCTAGGTAATGGCACTAACTACAACCCAGCTGAGGCTTTAAATATGTATTTTCAAACTGGTAGTGTTATAGGTAGATCTTTAACACAAGATGGTGAAATTAATAGAGGTAAGATACCTGTGCAAGAACTTCAATCTTCTTCTGGAGGAGCTAAAATAAATTCTTTAATTCAAACGTATAATTATTATTTGCAAATGATTAGAGATGTGACCGGGCTTAATGAAGCAAGAGACGGTAGTGTTCCAGATAAAAACTCTTTGGTAGGTATACAAAAGCTTGCTGCAGCTAATTCAAACACTGCTACAAGACATATTCTTCAAGCAAGTTTATATTTAACACTTAGAACATGTGAGAACATATCGTTAAGGGTTAATGATTCTTTAATGTTTCCATTAACTAGAATGTCTTTAATAAATAGTATATCTAATTTTAATACTAACACATTAGATGAGTTAACTAGTATTAATATTCACGACTTTGGAATATTTATAGAATTAGAACCAGATGATGAAGAAAAAGCTAAATTAGAACAAAACATTCAAGTAGCTTTATCTACCCAATCAATAGATTTAGAAGATGCTATTGACATCAGAAATGTAAACAATTTAAAATTAGCTAATACTTTACTTAAAAAACGAAGACAAGAAAAGCAAGCTAAAGACCAAGAGTTAAAACTACAACAAATACAAGCTCAAGCTCAAGCTCAAGCTGAAACTGCAGAAAAAACTATTCTAGCTGAATTACAAAAACAAGAAGCTTTAACTAGTAGTAAAGTTCAAGTAGAGCAAGCTAAGTCTCAATTTGAAATACAAAGAATGCAAACAGAAGCAGAGATAAAAAGAGGTCTAATGCAACAAGAGTTTGATTATAACATTAAACTAGCTAAAGAGCAGTCTAATGTTATATCTCAAAAAGAAAAAGAAATTGAAGATAGAAAAGACAAAAGAATTAAGCTTCAAGGCACTCAACAGAGTGAAATGATAACCCAAAGAAAACAAGATGGACTACCTATAAATTTTGAATCTAAGGGTAACGATAATTTAGGTGGAGTTAGTTTAGAACAATTTGCGCCTAGATAATTTTATATTAACTATTATATTATATTATGTCAGAACAAATAAAAGAAACCGCCTCTGGCGAGCTAGAACAAGGTGACTTTAAAATTAAAAAGAAACCTAAAAAATTAGTCACTAATAAAGAAGTAACTAAGTTAGATATGGCTAAAAAAGAAGAGCCAAAAGAAGAAACTAAAACCGAACCAGAAGCAGTTGAAGAAACTAAAGTGGAAAAAGTTAAAGTTGAACAACCTGTAGTAGAAGAAGCTAAAACCGAAGAATCTCCAATTATTGAAGAAATAAAAGTAGAAGAAACAGATAAAGAAGTTAAAGAAACTAAAGAGGTTGTAGAAGAAATTAAAGAAGAAGTAAAAGAAAATCCACAAATAGACTTACCAGAAAACATTGAAAAGCTAGTAGACTTCATGAAAGATACTGGTGGTACTGTTGAAGATTACGTTAACTTAAACAGAGACTACGGTAAGTTAAACGGAGAACAATTACTTAAAGAATATTATAGTGTAAGCAAACCACATTTGAATTCAGAAGAAATAAATTTTTTAATGGATGATAATTTCGCTTGGGATGAAGATGAGGAAGATAGAGTGGTTAAAAAGAAAAAACTAGCTTACAAAGAAGAGATTGCCAAAGCCAAAAGCTTTTTAGATAGTTCTAAAGAAAAATACTATGAAGAGATCAAGTTGAAACCTTCAGTATCTAAAGAACAAAAAAAAGCTAATGACTTTTTCAATAGATACAACGAAGAACAGAAGGTGATTCAACAGCGTCACGAAAGTTTTACAAATAATACTAAAAAATTATTCTCTGATGAATTCAAAGGTTTTGAATATAGCGTTGGTGAAAAAGCTTTTAGATATAATGTAAATAACAAGAGTGATGTTGCTCAAAATCAATCTGATTTAAATAATTTTGTTGGGAAGTTCCTAGATAAAAAAGGTGAAATCGAAGATTATAGAGGTTATCACAAAGCCTTGTATACCGCTAATAATGCTGATAAAATAGCAAAACACTTTTACGAACAAGGTAAAACTGACGCGATAAGAGATGTCAATGCTAAATCTAAAAATATAACAAATGAAGTTAGAGCTACTAGCTCTGGTGAAATGTTTATTAATGGGTTAAAAATAAAAGCAATTAGTGGTGTAGATAGTTCTAAGTTAAAAATAAAAACAAAAAAATAACTTAAACTAAAAATATAAATATGAGTTTTGCAACAAGTGGGAGTTTTCCCGCAAGTTTAATTCCAGCTCAAAGGAAACAAGCATTAGATAATAACTATTTGAACTTTGCAGACGGTACGTCTGACTGGGCTCAACAGTATTTACCTGAGCTTTATGAAGCTGAAGTTGAGAGATATGGTAACAGAACGTTAGCAGGTTTCTTAAGAATGGTTGGCGCTGAAATGCCAATGACATCAGATCAAGTATTATGGTCTGAACAAAATAGATTACACGTGTCTTACAATGATTGTAATATTAAAGCTGCGGCTTTAACTACACTTGAAATTGATTTAGTTAATGCTAACCCAATAGCGAGTGGTAGAGGTAACAATACTGTAGCTATAAAAGAAAATCAAACAGTATTGATTTCTGACAATGCTACTGGTTTGATTACAGCTAAAGCTATTGTATCAAGTGTAACACAGCCTGTTGCTCCGGCTACTGTAGCTGAGGTACTTTTAGTTCCTTATGCTGCTGCGGCTTTCCCAGCAAATGTACAAGCTTTAGTTAATGGTGGTGACGTAAACGTATTTGTTTACGGTTCTGAATTTGGAAAAGGATCTACGGATGCTGGTATGGATTCTATTGAGCCTAGCTTTACTGAGTTTAACAACTCTCCAATTATTATTAGAGACAAGTACCAAGTAAATGGTTCTGATGCTGCTCAAATTGGTTGGATTGAAGTTGCTACTGAAGATGGTACTTCTGGATACTTATGGTATTTAAAAGCTGAGTCTGAAACAAGACTAAGATTTGAAGACTATATGGAAATGGCAATGGTTGAAGGTGAATTAGCTGGTCACACAGTTGCTATGCCTAATCAAACTACTGTTAACTTAAAAGGTACACAAGGTTTATTTTCTGCTATTGAAGCAAGAGGTAACGTATATCAAGGATTTGCTGGAGCTGCTGCTCCTGGTTCTGGTGCTTTAGGTGATTTCGATGAAATCCTTAAAAACTTAGACAAGCAAGGAGCTATTGAAGAAAACATGCTTTTCTTACAAAGATCTACTGCTTTAGATTTTGATGATATGATTGCTGCAATGAACGGAGCTTTTGCTTCTACTGCTGCTGCATCTTATGGTCTATTTGATAATGAGTCTGAAATGGCACTTAACTTTGGATTTACTGGTTTTAGAAGAGGTTCTTATGACTTCTATAAAACTGACTGGAAATATCTAAATGATGCTTCTACAAGAGGTTTATCTAATGCTATTGACGGTGTGATGATTCCTGCTGGAACAACTACAGTGTACGATCAAATGTTAGGTTCTAATATTAGACGTCCATTCTTACATGTAAGATACAGAGCTTCTGAAACTGAAGATAGACGTTACAAAAACTGGATCACTGGTTCTGTTGGCGGAGCGTATACTGATGCTTTAGATGCTATGGATGTACATTTCTTAACTGAAAGATGTTTAGTTACACAAGCTGCTAATAACTTCGTGTTATTTAAAACTGTATAATAATTAACATTTAAAAAAAAATAAGAAAATGGGATATGTAAAATTGTTAAAAGCTGACGCAAAGTTTGATTTGCTATCAGCTGACAACGTAGGTTCAGTTAAAGAATCAACTGGTGCCATTATAGTTGAATATCTTTCGGGATATAAAGTAACTATTGATGGAGTTGGTACTCTAGTACAGAAAGACGTTGATCTAATAATCGATGCTATGGATAAGATAAATGGAGCTTCTGGCCCAGGTATTTTTCCAGCACCACTAAGTGGATTAATTTCAGGTACAGATGTAGCTGGAATCTAGTTAACAAAATAATAAGATCCCGCTTAGGCGGGGTCTTTTTTAATTATTATATTATATTATATTATGGAAACAAAAGTAAAAAAAGCTCCTGCTCCCAAGCAAGAGGTTAAAAAAGATAATTGGGAATATAAAGATAGACATTATTATTTAATAGATAATAAAGAACCTTTAACATATACTATACCCAGCAAGCACACTAGAAGATACCCTTTAGTTTGGTTTGACAAGGATAAAGGATATGAAAGAGAACTTAGATATGCTACTAATCAAAAAAGTATTTTCGTAGATGAACAAGTTGGAAATGCCACTTTAAAACATATTGTTTTTCAATCTGGTGTTTTATTTGTACCAAAAGAAAAAAGAAATTTACAAGAATTTTTAAAACATCATCCGCACAATAATATTATATTTTCTGAATTAGATAGACAAGTAGAAGCTGTAGATCAACTAGAAGAGTTAGATTTACAATTAGACGCTTTAAATGCTGCTAGATCTATGGATATAGAACAAGCAGAAGCTATATTAAGAGTTGAATTAGGTTCTAATGTAAATAAATTGTCTTCAAAAGAATTAAAAAGAGATTTATTATTGTTTGCTAGACAAAATCCAAGATTGTTTATTGAATTGGCAAATGATGACAATGTTGTTTTAAGAAACTTTGGTATAAATGCTGTTGATTCTGGAATAATAAATTTAGCTTCAGATCAAAGAACTTTTACTTGGGCAACTAATGGAAGAAAACTTATGACAGTTCCTTTTGATGAAAATCCATACTCAGCTTTAGCTGCTTGGTTTAAAACAGATGAAGGGCTTGAAGTTTATAGATCTATAGATAAAAAACTTAAATAACAAGTGATTATAATAAAGGTGGTTTAATCACCACCTTTTTTTTTAAAAAAAAATAAACAAAACAAAATGATAAACATAAATCAGGTATATAAGTCTGTACTTGTAGTACTGCAACAAGAAAAAAGAGGAGTTCTTACACCTGTTGAGTTCAACAAAGTTGCTACACAAGCGCAGCAAGAGATATTCATAGAATATTTTGATGAACTAAACCAGTTATTGAGACAACCTCAAACAAGTCTAGCATACGCTGATAGATATGCTTTATTAGACGAAAAGATACAAATATTTAAAAGAACAGAAATTTTAACAACGCAATATGGCGATTTAATAACTAGTTTAGGTACTAACCTAAGCGCTACTGCTCCTACGTTAGCTTTAGCTGAGTATGATAACTCCTCTACTGGAGTCACAATAACAGGAGCTGGAACAGGTTTAAAAGTAAAAATGGCTGTAACTTTAGGAAGTGGTATTACTACTTTATTTATTTCAGATCCAGGAACAAATTATAGCGCAGGTGATACAATAACTTTTGCATCGGGCACTTTTGGTGGTGGTGTTTCTGCGGTTTGCACATTAACATTGGCAGATATTAACTCAGGCCCTAGAGTAAAGCCTACTGTAGCAGTACAAGAGTTAGGTTCTGTTATTTATTTTGCTACTCCTGCTAGTGAAGGTAGAGAAGCTCAAAGAATACAACAATACGAAGTTTTTACTACTAACCAGTCTCCATTGACTAAACCTTCTGAAAGATACCCTGTATACATTTATGAAGATAATGTAATACAAATTTATCCAAATCCTTTACCTATTTCAACTAATAATGTTCAATTGAACTTTTTAAAATACCCAGCAGATGTTAAATGGGGTTTTACTATTGATACAGAGTTAGGTAATTATATTTACAATCCACAAAGCTCAGTTAATTTTGAATTACACCAATCTGACGAGCCTTTATTAGTAGATAAGATATTAGGATATGCTGGCGTTATGACTAGAGATCAACTTGCTTTGCAATTAGCAGCTGGTAAAGAACAACAAATAGATATTGACGGACAAAAATAAAAATTATGGCAACAACACCTTTATCAAACGCTTTTATATCTTTAAATGATATTATAAACAACTTCTTAATTTCTTACACTGGACCTGGCAAGTTAATACCAGACGCGGTAAGAACAGAAGTTATATTTCACGCACGTAGATGCTTACAAGAATTCGCATATGAGACTATAAAAAGTCAATTCGTAGAAGGACCTACCGCTGTTGTATCAGGTGTAGCTAGGGCTTTACCAACAGATTTTGTCGCTGTCATATCAGCAACAAACACAGTACCAGTGCCAAACACGCCTCTTACAGAGGTTTCAAAATTAGTTGATCTTACAACTGAAACTTTTTTTATAGACTACGTGGCTAAAACTATTGTTTATGGTGACAGTGGTGATGCAACATTAACGTATTTATCAAATGCACTTACAACAGATGAATCAGCTGCAATACCTAAGTTAGCAGAACAAGCTTTATATGCTTGCATGATATATGCTATATTAGCTAATAGAGAGAAAACAAGGCCAGATGTACTACAAAGATTACTTATAGAAAAAACTGACAAACTAGAAAGAGCTAAATCAAGACTAGTATTTACTAACTTCGATTAAAACTATAATATGGCTATTAACGTAAACACAGTCTACACAACTGTATTAAGTATACTTAATAAAGAGCAGCGTGGTTATTTAACACCATATGAATTTAATAAAGCTGCTACGCAATCACAGTTGGATATATTTGAAAAATACTTTACTGATCTAGATGCACAACTAAGAATACCTCAAAATGAATTTGACTATAGTAACCCTATAAAAAATATTGATGACGAGTTATCCACATTTAAATGCTTCGGTGATCTTGCTTTTACTTTAGCTATACCTAATAATTTTTTTACACTACCAACTGTAGATAATCTCACTGGCAAAACTATAGTATATAATGATCAACCCTCTTCTAGCCAATTTGCTTTTTATAGACTGGGAACTGTTAATTATGGAGATCCAGGCAATTTTAACCCACCTTTAAAGCCTATAGAAATAGAAAGACTACAAAGAGATCCATTTTATAATATAGACAGATCAGATTTAACTGCTCCTAGTGAAAATTATCCTGTATATTTATATGAAAGTAAAAAAGTATGGGTAAAGCCAAATTCTATTCAAACTCAAGTTCAAGCTAGTTTTATAAGAAAACCAGTTAATCCAGTTTGGGGTTTTACTGTTAATAGTGTAGGCGCTTATATTTATGACCCAACAGTAAATGTATCAGTAGATTTTGAGATAAGCAGCAATGATCAAACAGAACTTATACTACAAATACTTCAGTATGCTGGGGTAGTTATAAGAGATCCACAGATAGTTCAAGTAGCTTCTCAAGAATTAGCACAAGAATAATTTAAAAATAAAAAAAATAAACATGGGACTAATAACTGAAACTAATGCTCAATATTATTCAGGTCAACAAGTATTTCCTAATTTAGCTGTTGTCACGGTTAACCCAACTTTTAATTGTACTTTTGGAGTAGATGTTATTAGCGCTTTTGATAGCTTAGGAAGTCAAGTAAATTCTAAATCAACTTACACAATATATATAGATGGAAATCCAGTAGATGAAGACTTATCTTATGTATCAGACCCGTATAATAATATAATAACACTTAATGGATCTTATGGTCCTACTACTAGCATTTACATTGAACTAAAAGAGCCATCAATAGCTAAGAATTATGGCGGTTATGAGTATACAACATTAGATAATGTTATAAATAATTTTTTAGTTGCTTACGTAGGTGAAGATAAGTTAATTTCAAAAATAAAAAGAACAGATGTGATGTTTCATGCTAAAAGAGGTCTACAAGAATTTAGCTATGACACTTTAAAAAGTATTAAATCACAAGAATTAACAATACCACCAAGCTTAGGTGTTGCTATACCGCAAGACTACGTTAATTATGTAAGATGCTCTTGGAGTGATGGAAATGGTGTTCAACATATAATATATCCAGTTAATAATTTAACTACATCACCTCTTGATCTACCTATTCAAGATGAATCAGGAATTCCTACTCAAGACGCTTTTAGTAGCAATCTACAAGCAGAACAATCTTTGACAGAGGAAAGATGGAACAGCGCTAATGATAGTGATATATCAGGTAGTTATACAGATCAAATGTATAATGAAGGAGTGTATGATTTTGGGTGGGAAAAATTAGCTTACGGACAAAGATATGGTTTAGACCCTCAAACTAGTCAATCGAATGGTTGGTTTCAAATAAACGAAAGAGAAGGCAAATTTACTTTTTCTAGTAACTTAGTAGGTAAGCTTATAGTTTTAGAATACATATCTGACGGGTTAGCTTACGATGTTGATTCTAAAATACCTAAGATGGCCGAGGATGCATTATATGCACATATTAATCATTCTATATTATCAACAAAGCCAAACGTTCCAGAATACATTGTTTTGAGATACAAAAGAGAAAGATCTGCAAAGTTAAGAAATGCAAAAATAAGATTATCAAATATAAAATTATCAGAGTTTGCTCAAGTTTTTAGAGGAAAATCTAAATGGATTAAACATTAATTAAATGGCTGAATCAAGAAATAGTTTTATCAAGTCTAAAATGAATAGAGACTTAGACGCTAGGCTTGTACCTCCAGGTGAATATAGAGAAGCTTTAAACGTATCTGTAAGTAAATCTGAAGGCGCAGACGTAGGATCACTAGAGAATATATTAGGTAATATATCTTTAACTGATTTTGGTTTAACTTCTACAAATATAGATGTTATTGGTTTTTTCATGGATGTAAATAATAATAGAATATTTTTATTCATGACTAACTATGTTGATAACTCTAGCGATCAATTATCTAGATTTGCTCCAGCAGCAACGCAATGTTATATATGTCTTTATGATATAAATACTAATTTAGCTAATATATTAGTTAGTGGAAGCTTTTTAAATTTTTCAAAAACGCATGCTGTTTTAGGAGTTAATTTTGTTAATGGAAGTTTGTTTTTTACAGATAATAGAAACCAACCTAGAAAAATAAACGTAAGTAGAGCCTTAGGAGATCCAACATATTATACTAATGAAGATCAAATATCTTTAGCTAAGTACTATCCTTACGAACCTATATCATTAGTAGGTGGTTTTGTTGTAGCTATAAACCGTACTGGCGTAGGAGCAGGATATGTTCCCGACACTAACTTACAAACGACTGGTGGCACTGGTTCTGGACTCACAGTAAATATAACAAGCTCTACAGGAGGTATAGAAATAAATAATCCTGGTTTTGGATATACTAATGGTGATATTATAGTTCCTATAGAAAGAGTTGGCGCCGGCGGTGGAACATTGGTTTTTACTCTTCTAGTTCAGGATATATCAACAATGCAAGATGTTACTTCAGAGTTTCTTCCAGATGAAACTACACCAAACCCTTATTATAATCCTAATTGGCCTGGAGACAAAAACTATTTAAAAGATAAATTTGTAAGATTTGCATATAGGTTTCAATATGATGATGGAGAATATTCTTTAATATCTCCATTTACTCAAGCTTGTTTTATTCCACAGCAAGACGGTTATTTTATAGACAAAGACACTGAAAAAACTTATAAAAGTACAGAGGTAGAGTTTATGCAAAATAAAGTTGATAATATAAAATTATTAATACCTGTACCGGCTGAAAGTACTACTTGGAGTAGCGCTTTAAACGATTTAAGAATTTCTTCTATAGATATAATATTTAAAGACGATAGTCAAACTACATTAAAAGTTATTGAAACAGTAAATGCTAATTCTTTAATATCTAACAACACTACTGTATTTGTCTACGAATACCAAGCTAAAAAACCTTTTAAAACTTTACCAACAAGAGATTTATTAAGAGTTTCTGATCAAGTTCCAGTAAGAGCATTAGCACAGGAGGCAGTAGGTAATAGAATAGTATTTGGTAATTTAGTTGATAAACACACACCACCTTCAAGTATAAATTACAACACTTTAACCGGTTTCAAAGTAGAAGAGTCTGGAACAGGTGCTGTAGAGTATAGTTATGTTAGAAGAGAATACCAAAACCATACTCTTAAACAAAATAGAACTTATCAAGTAGGTTTAGTTTTATCTGATAAATACGGCAGACAATCTGATACTATATTATCTACCGTAGACGCAAATTCTCAAAACGCGTTACTAAAAGGATCTACAATATTTAGCCCTTACAAAAGTGGTGTTTTACCAGGTACTCCTGGTGTGCCTATAAATCCGGGAAACACTTTCAGTAATTACTTCAGTGCGATAAGTCCTGGACCAACACAACAAGTATTATTTTCTGGAGGTGGAGAAACTTGGCCAGGAGATCAACTGCGGGTAAAGTTCAATGAAACAATAAGTTCTAATTTTAATAGCGCTACTGGAACACCAGGACTTTTTAGTGCTACTAACCCTACTGGGTGGTATAGTTATAAAGTTGTTGTTAAGCAAACTCAAGTTGATTATTACAATGTATATTGTCCAGGCGTTTTAAACGGTTATATAGATGGTGAAACTGCCGATCCTCTAGAAGCTAGCTTAGATGAACCTGTTGGGCACTTTGTTTTACACTCTGATAATTTAAGTAAAATACCAAAAGATACTAGTTTAGTAGGTCCTAATCAAAACATTTTTAGAACAGCTCGACCATCATTTAATGAAGATCCTGATTACTATCAATTCACCGATACTAACGGCAACTTATTTCAAGCAGATCCTTATTCAGAAGAAGATGAACAGCTGTTAAAAACTAGAGATAGAGAAAGAGATTTAGATTCAGGAAGTCAAGTAAATAACGCTTCTATTGAACTTTTTGGTAGAGTAGTAAACACTGGATTACCTGGTATAGGTATAGCAAGCAATCAATATTACCCAGGTGAAACAGCAGAAGTAGTTACAACTATAGGCACTGGATCTGATCTAGGTTTATTTGCTGTAGGTAATACTGCTAAGTACCCTTATAATGCTGCACCTGTTTTTTACAATTACGAGCAAAATCCATTTATAGCTAAATTAAATATATATAGCGCTAAATTTCAAGGAACTATAGAAAAATACGGAATGATAGGTCCTAGCCCAGAAGCTTCTGAGTATAAAGTAGAGTTTGTATCAATTAGTTCTGGAGGCGCTGGTTATCCTGATGCCGGAGGTACTGGAGTACCTGTTGTTTTCGAGGGCACTTCTGGTGATGCTTTAAAATTTAAAAACAAGGGAATACAAATAACATTTGGAGCGACTGGTGGTATAGTTGACGATGTTGTTATAACTAACGAAGGTAGCGGTTGGGACACTGCTGGGATAACGCTGGGTGGTAGTATTACAGCACTCGCTACAATAGCTGCAGCTGGAACTACAAACGCCACTTTTAATGTTAAAGTAACTAGACAAGCTATAGGCTCTGGAGGTACTAATTCAATACTTTCTATGACACCTATATTTTCATGTTTTGAAACAAATCCTTTAGATTCTAAACTAGATATATATTGGGAAACATCTACGTCTGGTAAAATATCAGATTTAAACTCTAACATAGTTGCTAATGATCAATATACTCCTTATGGATTTAGAGGTCTTCCTGATTATGCGGCTGGAACATATGGAATAAACTGGGGTTTTCCAGAAGATAATAATTTAAATAGTGATTTATCCAGCTTCTATGCGACTGATGTTAATGGAACTCCAATAAGCTCTGCTTTAGGAACTCTTGCGCCTATAAATCCAACAATGACACTACTAAGCGTGACTAACTCAGCATCGACACCTATTGATATGACTAGTGATTTTGCTTTATTACCAGTTCCTGGTTTTCCTGGTGCTTACAAAATACAAAACACTACTTATAAATTCTTTGGATATAACTCTGCTTTAGAAGATGTTTATAATTTTACTATAAGAGTTGTAGCTCCTAGTTTTGATTATAACACAACTGGAAGCTTAATAACTACTGATTTAAATTTACAAGCTTCGCCAAGTTTAGTTCCAGGCACGCTACCATCTCAACCTACTTTTCCATTAGATAATCTTTCACCTACATTTACAATAACTTCTTATGGTCCTAACGTAAGTGTTACTACATCTGGTTGCCCTGGTAGAATTGAAGTTTTTAATACAACTAACAGCCAAGAATTAGCTTTTAATTTTGATGTAGAAAATGGCACATATGGAGCCAGTCCTGATAAGGGAAAAGATTTAAATTTTGCATTTAGTGTTTTAGCGAGCCCAGGTAATAATCTATCAGTTGCAAAAACTTATTTCTCTACAGATTACATTAATGGTAGTGGATCAACTGGTGGAAAATTTTTCGTTAATAAATTAGCTTTTCCAGATCTTGGAAAAGGACCACATGAAATATATATAAGAATAACAGACGGTGGAGGTTTGTTTGCAGACTGTACAGTAGATATAGATTTAGGCTAGTGTAATAATTTAAAAAAACAAGTAATATTTATAATATGAGTTATACTATTGGAGTGAAATATTTTAATTCTTTCTGGTTGAAAAGAATAGTTAAAACAATAACAGGAGTTTTTCCAATCCAAACTATAACTTATGGTTGGCCTGGTTTACCTTGGAATCCATCTACTTATCCTACTTTTCCTTTTAATTCTACGCCTTCTAATTCACCTACTTACAATAACTTTTATGTAGAAGAATCAAGAATAAGAGGTGGTTTTAATAATTCACAAGTAAGTTTAGGTGTTAGAGCATATGTAGTTAATCAAAATGTGGATTCTCAAGACAGAAAACATAGTTTAATATATTCTGGACTATTAAATACTAGAACAGGTTTTAACGAAACTAATGTTTTTTCTATAGCAGATCCACTAGTGAAAGATTTAGATCCTAGAAACGGATCAATACAAAAACTATACACTGAAGATACTAATTTAAATGTATTTCAAGAATCTAAAGTTAGTAAAGTTTTAATAAATAAAAATGCTATATACTCAGGTGATCAAGGTTCTTTAGAAACTGGCAATGTAAATGTGCTAGGTCAAGATGTTCCTTACTTAGGTGAATATGGTATAAGTAGAAATCCTGAAAGTTTTGCCGAGTACGGATATAGAAAATATTTTGCAGATAAAGATAGAGCTTCAATTCTTAGACTGTCTAGAGATGGTATAACAGAAATATCAGGCTATGGTATGAAAGATTATTTTAGAGATACCTTAGCTCAAATATCGGACACACCACAAAGGCAAGTAATAACTTCAAATTTAACAGGTTTGCAGCCTGCTGGTGTAAGCAACGAAGTTAATGTTGGTGGTATTGGTGGCGGCACTGCAGATGTTGAAATAGGCGCTATGGTTGAAGTTGCTACTAGCGGCGGTATTGTTACTTCTACTAATCTTTATGTTATAGACATTATTAGCGCCAATAAAGCTACGCTAAGCGGTACGTTTGATTTTGGGTCTGTTGGAACTTATGTTACTGTTAATTTTGTAACTTTTAGAAAAGGAGTTATATTAGGATCATGGGATGCACATCAATCTGCATATACTCTGTCTTTACAAACTAAACCAAGAATTATATCTACAGCTGATAGTACTTTTGATACTTTAGGTTTTGACGAACAAGTAAAAGGATGGACTAGTTTCTATAGTTATAAACCTGTTTTTATGGGTAGTTTAAAAAATAACTTTTTTACATTTATTAATACAAATGTATACAAACATTACGATCAAACAACTTCTAATAATAGAGGTAAATTTTACGGTGCTACTACTCCTGCTGATTCTTTTGTTAGATTCATATTTAATCCTAATCCTACTGTAGTAAAAAACTTTAATACTATTTCATACGAAGGTAACAGTGGATGGGAAGTTAATAGCTATGTATCAGACTTTGAAGGTTTTGATCAAGTAAAAAATACTGGATCTTTTAATCAATATCAAGACACTACAGCTTCTATAAAAAGTTTTGTTGAAGGCCAATATGATAGTGCTGGAAACGTATATCCAGCTGTTTTAACAGAACCTATATTTAGAGCTGGTTTTGATAGAAAAGAAAATGATTACGTAGCTAATCTAATAAACTCCAGTGTTGCTAGACCAGGAGAGGTTATATTTGGAAATAGTGTTAGCGGTGTAAAAGGTTATATAATGACAGTCAAAATGTCAATAGACACTAGCACAGATGTTGGAGGAGCTAAACAGTTGTTTTCAGTATCATCAAATTATGTATTATCATCACAATAAATGAATGAAACATACGAAGATTATTTAAATATTATAGGTTATACTGAAGAGAGGTTTGTTAAGGAAGTTGTAAACTCTCATAAAGTAAAACATGAAAACAAAGAAATAAAACTAAAAAAATCACACATACACGGTATTGGTTGTTTTACTACCAAATATTACAGTAAAGATTCTTTAATAGGTGAAGTTTTAAATAATAATTATAAAACTGAATTAGGTAGATATGTTAATCACTCTTCAAATCCTAATGTTTATTTTAAAGATAATAAATTTTTTGCATTAAAAAATATAAAAGAAAATACAGAGTTGTTAGTAAATTATATTACTAATTTAAAAACACTAACAAAGCAAATGGAATCAAATTTAATTACACAAAGAGAAAATAAAATAGATAATTTATTAACCAACTTAATTGATATAGCAGATGGTGTTAATATCATCGGAGATGGCAAGAAAACAGTTAGAGAAGCTGAATCATTAGAAATAATAGATGAGTTCACAGAAGGCGTCTATATGCGACGTATGGATGTAAAAAAAGATACTTTAATAGTAGGAGCTATACATAAAGAATTACACTCATGGTTTTTAATGCACGGTACAGTTAAAGTTGCCGATGCTGAAAACGTAAACTGTTTTAAAGCACCTTACTACACAATATCTCAACCAGGAACTCAAAGAGTTATAGAAGTATTAGAAGATGCTATATGGGTTAATATACATTCTAATCCTGACAATAAACAAGACATTGATATTATAGAAAAAAGATTATTCGCTTTAAATAGAAGTGAATACAAAGATTATTTAAAACAAAAACAATAAAACATGAGTGGAATAGTAACGGCTATAGTTGGAGGAGTGACTGCTTTAGGTAGTTTAGGCATGGGTATTGCGCAGAACTCACAAAACAAGAGAGCTGCCGCAAAACAACGTAGAAAAGAAGAATTAGCAGCTTCTGAATTAAGAAGATTAGAAGCAAACAGACAACAAGTAATAGACAAGTCTGATGATATAAGAGCTATGAAAGATCAAATATTTAATCCATATCAAAATAACGCTGTGGCAATGCAAGGTGTTAATTTAAAAATGGAGGAAACAGATGAGGCTTTAGCTAATACTTTAAATGCTATCAATAGAGCAGGTGGTGGTGCTGGTGCTGCAACGGCTTTAGCTAGACAAGCCGCTTCAAGCAAAGCACAAGTAGCTGCTAGCATAGAAAATCAAGAACTTAAAAACCAACAACTATACTTACAAGGCGAGCAACAAAAACAACAACAGCAAATGGCTTTAGAGCAAGCTGCTATTCAAGAAGAAATTGGCGCTTATGGCAGACAAGAGCAGAGAGATATTATGCAGTTACAAAGATTTGCTGGGTTACAACAAGTAGCTGGTCAACAAGCTATGGATCTTACTCAAGCTGGTAATGCTGCTATGGCATCTGGTGTAGCTGGATTTGCACAAGGAGCTGGTATGGTTGGAAAGGGGATGACTTACAAGCCTGGGCCAGGCTAATGGATAACAGATTATTAAATAAAAAATAACATGGGAGCATACGATAATCCGCAGGCAGTGCGAATGAAAATAGATCAAGGAGCTAGAAACATAGCTCAGTTTTTTACAGCTATGAAAGGAGTAGCTGAAAATATTGAAAGACAAGCTACTATTAATAAAAGAGAAGCAGAAAAAGCAACTGCTAAAAAAGATAGAGAAAAAAGAGATAAAGACGTTAGAGAAGGTAAAGCGCTTGGCAAGTTTGACAAAGACTACGCACACATAGAAAGTCTTATAGACCAAATAGGTGGTGATTTTGATGCAGGAGAGGGATCTAAAAATATACAAGATGATGCTATAATGGAGAACTTAATAGCAATGAGAACTAGGTTTTTATCTGAAATATCTAAACCTGATTTAGGTTCTGCAGAAATAAGTAAAATACAAGCACAGTACGACAACAGAATAGCCACTTTTAAACAAGATATGGATGTCTTTATAGGTGGTTATAGAGTTTACAAAGATATAAAAGAAAGAGATCTAGGTCCTAATGAAGAAGATGCTATATTAAGTGATGAAACTGCTCCATTTAATGAGATGATACCTATATATGAATCTATTCATAATAAAAAAGGTGATGTTGGTATTTACCCGTCAGCTGATGGAAACACTTTTAATATTGGTAAGTTTAATAAAGGAAAAAGAGAAGATGAGGCTGGAGAAATTTTAACAGGAAGTAGTTTAACTGAATATAGAAAATACGTAAAAAAAGATCCAAATAATCCTAAGTTTTTTGAACAGGTTGAAGTATATGCTCCTGGAGGTGGTAGTCGTATAGATTTTGTGACTAGCACAATGGGTAAACTAAAAAATACAGATTACAATATTGAAACAGTAGTGTCAGAACCTACAATGGTTAAAAATAAAGAAGGTAAGTTAGTTCCAAAAATGAAAGTTGGAAAAAGACCAGACCCTAAAAATCCAACAGGCCCGTTAATTCAGGTAATGGTTCCTGATGTTGATGAGAAAACAATACTAAATGCAGAAAAACTTAAAGAATTTAGAAACACTAAGGAAGGTGTTAACTACCTACTTTCAAGTTTAGGCGGAAAAAATCCTAGAGCTGTATATGCAGGTTTTGGGTATCCTTCTAGTACTTATTCACAAGATGCTCTCCTTGATGCTATCGTGTTAGATTTAGAGCAAACTTACAACAAAGGCACTATTTTAATAGATGAAAATATAGGATCTGAAGAAGATACTTTTGAAAACATAGACAACCCAGCTGGTCAAGGCGGATATTTAAGTTAATAAATTAACAATATGAATCCAGAAGATTTACTATACGAAGCTTATGCTTCAACATTTGATAACCCTTATAGTTCTCAAGAGTTTTTAGGTATGCTAAAAGGCGACGGAGAATTTGTAAATGAAGTTTTTGGAAAACTGTACAATTACAATGACGAAGTAAGAGCTACAATAGATGATATGTTGGCAGGTAAAGTTAATCTTGGAGGTCAAGCAGCGGTTGAAGGAGGTATTACTTACGAAGAAAAAGAAGTTGTAGAAAATCCTCAGCCATTTGTACCTCAAACAATAAATGGAGAAATAGATTATGATTACTATGATGAAATGGGTTCTGCTTTTAAAGAAAAGCAAGACTTTAATAACTGGTTAAAAGATCATCCTGAAGCACAGAGAGAGAAAGATAAGTTAAACACTGTTGAAGATATTAATCAAGCATTAATTGAGCCTATAGCAGCGCCTAGCTATGATAACCAAATAGCAACTATAGTAGAATATGATGAGTATAAAAGAGGTGATTACTTACCTGCAGACAATTATTCAGGTGATGTATTAGCTCCAGGTACCGATGCTCAAGAAGAAATAGACAAAAGAGAAGCTGCTGAATTTCAAGAAAGACCTGAAGAAGTTGAATACCTAGATCAACAGGAGGACGGTGCATTTGTGACGAAAAGTCGTAAAGAAACCGTGCAAGAGTTTGGAGATAGATTAGAAAAAGAAAACGTTTTTGGTGTAGAATTTTTCACAAGAGACAAAGCTTCTGGTGGCGATTATGGTTCAGAAGGTTTTAGATTAGCTTTTCAAGGTTCTTTACCGGAAGGATATAAAATATGGACACCTAGCAATTCAGGCCGAGACGCAAAAGGAGAAAGCAAAGCAGAAGATGTTTACGTAACTGGTTTAGGTCGTTTTTCTGAAGTCGAAACAAAAGTTTCAGATATACAGTCTAAAGATTTTGTAGTAATCCAAGACCCAAGAGGTAATACTCATGCTATAAAATCATTGTTTGATCCAGGGATGTATGACAAACAAACACCTAAGGCAGCTCAGAAAGCATTTATAAAGTTTCTAGGAGCTTCTTTAGATGATTCTGTAATACAAGACATAAAAAATACTACAGCTCAACAAGAAGACTCAGTAGAAGAGCTATTTAAAGATGCATTAGATTTTAACGACTTTTCATTTGCACCAGGAACTACTGAAGAAGAAAAAAAGAAAATTTACTCAGAAAATCGCTCTATTAATGACAATAAATCTGGTTTTTTAGGTTTATCTGTAGATGATAGAATATCAATACAAGAAAAAGTAGATAATATAAGTTTTGCTCCAGAATCTAGAACAGTAGCATCTGGAGGCATGTCTATGGGTGGAGCAACAGGAAGTAGTACTCAAGTAATTGTACAGCCATACGAAGAAGAATTAAATGTAGCCCTACAACAATTAAATATTTCAGATGTCACTAATGGCATTAAAAGAGAGGAACCTTTAACTATAAACTCTAAAGAGGTTCAAGATCTTACTAGAGAAAATATAAAGCTTGAAATAGAAAGAGATACTAAAAACGGTAAATATGAGGACTATATAGAAGGAGACACTGATGTAAATACAGTTTTAGATAAAGATTTAATAAGAAAATATACTTCAATATCTAAATTAAAATCTGTAAACAAAGCTGAAAAAGCAAATTACTTAGTTGAGAAATCTACAAAAAGTGTAAACAATTTTATAGCAAACGGAACTGACAATATAAAAGAATTAAACAATTTTTACAACGACGAGACAATTGTTTATAATATAAAGCCTGGAGAATTAGCTTACAAAATACCTAACAAAGGGGCTTTAAAAAATAGGTTATACAAGCCTGGTGAAACACCAATTGATGATTTTAGACTTGTACCTGCCGCTTTGTATGACAATGCTCAAAAAGAAAAATCAATATTAGGTTCTAAAATACAATTTTCCAAAGATCAACAAAACAACTTCTTTAATCAAGTTGCTAAAATGAATGATGCTGAAGAGCAATGGGATGTTGTTAAGAGAAATTATAATGATGGAGCTAAATTCTTTTCTCAACTTGCTTTAAATTCTGCAGATCTTTTAGTAAATGTAGGCTATGGTGCTAGCAAGCTGCTAAATATGGTTAATCCAGCATCATTAATGCTTGAAGGAATTGGTGTTGATTCTGGAAACGTTTTAGATAACGTAATGATGTCTTGGCAAAATTACAAAGAAGACGTATCTGAAGAGTATAAAAGAGACCAGCAGTTTGGAAAAATTGAAGATTTAGACGATGTTGGTGAATATGCATTACAGTCGGTGGCTAGTCAACTACCTATAATAATATCTATGATAGCAACAGGCGGCTTATCTGTTGCAGCCGGTGAAGCAGCTGGTTTAACAGCAGCTCAACTTGTTAGATTAAGTACTATTTCTAGCTCTTCTTTAGTAGGTTTATCTTCTTTTGGTAGCAAAGTTAGTGATATGAATTATGAGGAATTTAAGACTGGTAAAGATCTTTACTCTGATGCTGAAATACTAACTAAAGGTCTTATGTACGGTGTTGTAGAAGGTGGCCTCGCCGCTATTAGTACTGCACCATTGCTTAATAAAGGTTTAAAAATTAAAGGCCTTAAAATAGATAGAGCTGTTACAGACAATGCTAAAGAAATGGGTAGAAGAGCTTTTGTAAAAAACTACTTAACAAAAGAATTATTACCAGAAACTTTAACTGAAATGGGTGCTGAAGGCTTAACTACTGGACTTCAAAACTTAATAGATGGAAGACCGTTTTTAGAAAATATGACAGAGACTTTGGTAACGGCTGGCGTATGGGGAGCTGGTATGTCTGGGATGCCAGGTGCTGTTGCTTTTGGAAGAAGAGAGTTTGCTAATAGTAAAGAACTTGGAATAATTAAAAAAGCAAACAAAAATATCAGTAAATATTCCATGAAAATAAACAGTCTTATTAATCAAAAAATAAATATTAAAGGACAAGGTTTAGCTCCAGATGTTAATATAAACAAAGAGATTGATAAATATAGAAAATTAAGAGATCAGGCTCAAAACACAATTATTGAAGCTGACAATCAAGTTGTACAAAACTTAAATAACAAAGGCATAGCCGAAGAGCGATACGTAAAAAACTATACTCAAGGACTGTCAGACATGGCCGATATAAGAATAGAAGCCGAATCTATCGTTAATGATAAAACATTATCTGTAGATGAAAAAAATGAACAATTAGATATTTTAGACAATCAGTATAGACAAACAGAGTTTTACAGAGATATATTTACAGACACTAAAACTTTTGGAGATGGTTACGCTGCTATGGCAATGGCTGCTCAAAGATCTGCTCCTTTCAGCAAAGCTAGAACAGAATTTAATAAAGCTAAAGCCGAAGCTGTAGTAAATATAAGAAAAGAAAAAGGTCAAAATTATGACCCTACTACAAAGGAAATTTTTGATGCTGGTAGTGATGTTATAAAAAGAAGAGAAATAAAAGAACAAGTTGAAAAAGATAAAACTTGGTCTAATAAAAATGATATAAAATACGAAGCTTTTGAAACTGCACTTGAGGCTAATACTTACGTTAATAAAGAATATAACAAATTAATAGAAGAAGCACAAGAAGCTGGTAATGATTCTGAAGTTAGTTCGCTCAGACAAGAGAAGCAAGAACTAATGAATAGTATTAGTTCAAAAAAATTAAGTGGATTAAATGATCCAAAAATAGGTGCTGTTGCAATTATAGACAACATGGTAGCAACTGGTTTAACTAAAACAGGTGTTCACGAAATAACTCATCAACTTACTGATAAATTGATTGCTAATAATTCTTCGGGATTTAACCTAATGGCTGATCAAATAGTTCAATATCTAGAGTATACACAGCAAGGAGAAGTTCTTGTTAAAATGGGAGTAGACAATGCTAACTTAAGAAAGCTTTATAAAGATGCTAACGGAGAGGTAGTAGGAAGTCTAACAGACAAGGGTTACAATGCTTCAGAATTAGTTTCTAGCTTTATGGAAAACATCGACAAGATTGATTTAACTAAAATGGATAATCAAGTTGCTGTTTTAGGTGCTCTTTTAAATGTAGGTTTAAAAGCCGCTACTGATGGATCTTATAATATAAAATTTAGTGGTCAAGAAGAGATATTAAATTACTTTAAAGGACTAGGAGATGCTATAAAATCAAAATCGCCAACTATGTCTATGGCTGCGTCACAAACTAGTTTTTCACAAACAGATTCAAAGTTGTTTACTAAAGTAGATGATGTTTTTAAAAGTGATGAATCACTTAAAAATAAAGGTCTTGAAATAGGAAATTTATATAGAAATTTTGTTACAGCTAGACTTAATAAAGGTTTTGAAGTAGGTAAACTTAAAATAAGACCAAGAGATTTCAGCGGTTTTAATGATACAATATTAGAAGATGTGGTATCTGACATGGCTACAGGTGGGTCAGGTATACCTGGATTAGTTAAGTCGTGGTCTAATAGAGATATGGCTAGGTTTGGTGATATATCTTTACCTAAGTGGATCAACGCTAGATTAAACCAAAGAATACTAGGATATTTACCAAATGACTTAGTAAGAAATGATATGTCTATTGACAGTGAAACTGCTAGACAAATAGAAGATATTAAAGCTAGCAAGTTTGATGTAGATGTTACTAGCGCTAGAAGAGGTGTAGTTCCTGAATCTGAAGCTAGAGAGATCAAGCCAGTTGAAGATTTAAAAATAATAACTCCAGAGCTAGTGGACGAAGTTAAAGATATAATTACTAAAACTTTAAAAAGAACAGCTTTAACACAAGGTATATCAAAAGAAACTGTATTAGCAGATCTTAACAAAGCTGTGGATAAAGAAATGACTAAGGTCATTAAAAGTAAAATGGGTCCTATTACTAGAAGTGTTTTGGGTTTTGCACCTAAACAATACATAGACTTTATTAAAGACGAAATGATGACAATAGTGGGATCTATGCCTACTAATTTAATCAAACAAAAAGCTAAAAGTAAAGCTTGGGCAGAGGTTTTTAAGCTAGAAGAAATAGGTAAAGAAGATATTAAAAAGGTTAATCCAGATACAGGTAAAATAACTAATTATAGAAAACAAATATTTAAGTTAGAAAAACCAGATGCTCAAAAATTCCAAAGATACTTTACTAGAGGTGGTTACACTACATTAATTGAAAGACAAAGATCTTTAATAAAGCCAATGGCTCAGCAATTAACAAGATCTGAAATATCTAGATTAAGACAAGACAAGAATTTTTTACAAGATTTAGCTGATAGAACTGGTATGACCGATATACAGGTAACTGAATTTTTTGTAGACAATGTTATAGAAGACATACAGTCTGAATTAGATAATACAGCTAGTGAAATACTACAACAAGATAATGTTAAGTTCAGTGAAACTTTAGCTGCTGAAGGTAAGAAAAATCCTCAAGTAAAACAAACTTTTATAGATGGATTAAACAGCAGTGGATTTAGAGCAATGCTAGAGGCTAACTTTGTAAATGGATCTGCTTTTCCTCTTAGAAATGCTATTACTCAATATTTTTACGAAGCTAATATTGATTTAGATAAAAATAAAATAAAGAAAATAGCTACAGAGCTTAGCAAAATAGATGGTATGCAAAGGCAAACAAGAGCTGCTATTAAAAAGTTTGATGCTGCTGAAGTTGCTGATATAGTTGCAATTACTATGGCAAATAATGTAATTTTTCCTCCAAACTATAAAGCTTTAGAATTATCAATGGGATATGAAAAAGTAAATTATGATTTTAAATCTAGAACCAGTATAAATCAAGGTAGAAATTTAGCATTAAAATTATATTTAACTGTTGGTCCTGATAGATTTATGAAGTTTTTTAAGTTAGGATTTTCTGGGCCTGCTGGATTAGGTGGTATAATAGTAGAAGGTACGCCTTCTGATATTAATATAACAAAAAGTGAATTTAAAAGAAGTTTACCTGGAAAAGTAGGAGGTAGTATAGATTTTGAAACAGATTCTAAAGGTAATCCTATAGGACCTATTACATATAAAAATTCTGATCCTAAAGGTTTTGTAGATATGATAGATTTATTAGATTATAAGGGATGGAAATTTGACACAATAGATGATTCATCTTTAGTTATAGAGCAAAAGAATAAAAAAATAAATTCAGATATAAGCAAATTAAATACGTATATAAATAAAGGCGCTAAATCTTATCCTAGTTTGTTTTTAAACGTACCAGATATTGAACAAAACGTTTTTAACAATCCAGAAGCTTTAAAAAAATATCCTAATTGGAAAAATGTACCAGCAATAAAGAAAGACGCTTATACCAAAGATTGGTACATGAATGATAAGTTTCAAAAACTAAGTGACGAAAACAAATTAAAAAAGGCTAAAGAAGTTAGTGAGCTTACTAAAGAAAGTAATGAAAATTTAAGAAGTACTGTAGAAGAACTAGCTGAAATGAGAAGGCAAGGTGAATTAACACCTGAAGAATCTAGATTTTTTGTAGCTATAGGTGGTAAGACAATGGCTAGTTATATAAAAAGTGCTGCTGTATTTTTAGGCTATCCTACTTTAGATAAAGCTACTTTGTTAGATATGTTAAATTTACCTGCTAATGATAAATTTGTATTAGAACATATGACTCCAGCTATGAGAATGTCACTTCAAATATATAAATATTTATTAGATCCTTCACCAGCAAATAAAAAAGAATTCAATAAAGAACTAGATAATTATAATACAATTATGCTACCTTTTGGACTTGACACAATGTTGAGAGAAGCTGGTTTACAGTCTTCTATGGGATTAAATTATAAAACAGGAGACTCTCAATGGGACACTAGATACTCAGAATTAATAAAATTATTAGAATTTACTTTAGTAGATGGAACTAAAATAGGACAGAATAGTAGTAGGTTTAGTAAAATGAATAATAATCCTAAAACTAAAAAAGCTAATGTAGATCTTGTAGATAGTAGCCAAGTAATGAAACCGTCTGAAACTCAAAACAACGGTATAACTATTATTGAAACAGAAATATTAGACAAAGCTTTATCTATAGCTCGTGATCCTAATGCTCCTGTTAAGAAAATTAGAGTATTTGACTTTGACGATACTTTAGCTCAAAGTAATAGCTTAGTATTTTATACTATGCCAGATGGAACTAAAGGTGAATTAACAGCTGAACAATTCGCAGAACGTGGTTCTGATTTGCTAACTGAAGGAGCAAGTTTTGATTTTGAAGACTTTAATATTGTAAGAGATGGCAAACCAGGTCCATTATTAAAAGTTGCTAAAGCTATACAAAATGCTAGAGGAACTGAAGATGTTTTTGTATTAACTGCTCGTGCTCCTGAATCTGCGCAACCTATACAGTCGTTTTTAAAAAGTGTTGGACTTGAAATACCTATACAAAACATTACCGGCCTTGGAAATAGTTCTGAATTTGCTAAGTCAAGCTGGATAGTTAATAAAGCTGCTGAAGGTTATAATGACTTTTATTTTGCTGATGATGCTGCACAAAATGTTAATGCCGTAAAAAATGCTTTAGATTTGATGGATGTTAAATCTAAAACTCAACTAGTAAAAGAAAACACAATAAAGTTTAGTGAAACTGGTGGTAAGAAATTAGATTGGAAAACAGATGAAGCTGGTAATATAAATACTACTTTTAGCGTAGGTAATAAAAAATATAATTTTAGTTTAGACTCCAGAGATAGTAAAGGAAGTTTTGATGTAGATTTTAGCTTAGGCGGTAGGCGAGATATTACTGGTACAGGTAATGCAGTTACAGTTGTTAAGACGGTATATAACGGTTTATTAGATGCAATAGATCAAAACAAAAATATAAAAAGAATTGAATTCTCTGCTAATCAAGCAGAGCCTAGTAGAATTAAGTTATATACTACTTTAGCAAATAGAATATCTAAAAAGCTTGGATGGGAACTAGATGTATATGAAACAAAAAGTTTTACAGGTGGTGTGAATAGTTTTGACTTTGAGTTAACTAAACCTAGTCCTATTTCTAGAGCTTTAGATGTTGTAGATATTAAATCACCAGAACAGCAACCTAAAATAAAGTTTAGTGAAACTGTTGATCAAACTATGAATGATATTATATACCAGAAAACTGGTATTGAATCATTTAAAGAATATTCAGACGTAAGAGCTAAATCAGAAGGTAGAGACAAAAGAAGCTTTGACTTAATACCAGCATCGGCAGAAGACTTTGGAGGTTTGTTATACAACTTACTAGGTAAAGGATCAGTAGGTGATGCTCAATGGGAATGGATGCAAGACAACTTAATAAAACCTTACAATAGAGGTATTAATGATTTAACAGTTGCTCAAAATACTTTGGCAGCAGATTTTAAAGCTCTTAAAAACAGCTTAGAAGGTATACCTAAAAATTTAAAAAAGAAAGCTTTTGGTGGTTTTACTTTTGAAGATATAGTAAGAATAGATGCTTGGAGCAAACAAGATATAAAAATAGAAGGTTTATCTAAAAGAGATTTAAAACAAGTTGATGATTTCGTAAAAGAAAACCCTGAAATTGGTATTTTTTCTAGTCAGTTAATAGACATAAACAAGAGTAATGGCTATCACTACCCTGGTAAAAACTGGTTGGCTGGAACAATTACTACTGACATGAGAGAAGGTTTAAGAACTCAAGGTAGATCAAAGTATTTAGCACAATGGAACAATAACATAGACCAAGCTTTTTCAAATAAGAACTTAAACAAAATAGAAGCTGCATTTGGCTCTAAATATAGAGAAGCTTTAGAAGATTCTATTAGAAGAATGAAAACAGGAACCAACAGAGGTGTTGCAATGGGTAGAATAGAATCTAGGTTCTTAGACTATGTTAATAATTCTATTGGTGGTGTTATGTTCTTAAATGCTAGATCAGCAGTGCTACAAACTATATCTTCTTTAAACTTTATAGAGCTAACTGGAGATAACAACTTATACAAAGCTGGTAAGGCATTTGCTAATCAACCTCAATACTGGTCTGACTTTATGACTTTAATGAACTCAGATTACTTAGTTGATAGACGTAATGGTTTAAAAATAAATGTAAGTGAATCTGAAATAGCTGAATCAGCAAAAACCAGTACAAATAAAGCTAAAGCTGTTATAGCGACTTTGCTTAAAAAAGGTTTTGTATTAACTCAAATAGCAGATAGCTTTGCTATAGCCACTGGTGGTGCTAGTTATTATAGAAATAAAGTAAATGCTTATTTAAAACAAGGATTGAGTAAAGCTGATGCAGAAGCTAGAGCTTTTGAAGATTTTAAGGCTAAGTCTGAAGAATCACAACAGTCCTCTGACCCAAGTAAAATATCTCAACAACAAGCTAGTACTGCTGGTAAAGTTATATTAGCATTTGCTAATACACCTAGTCAATATTCTAGAATAATGAAAAAAGCAAGTTTAGACTTAGTCAATGGAAGAGGTGATTGGAAAGATAATGTAAGTAAAATATTATATTACGGCGCTTTACAAAACATAATATTTACTACACTACAATCTGCTTTATTTGCCGTAGCTTTTAATGATGATGATGAAGAACAAAAATCATTTTTAGAAAAATACAAAGGTGTAAAAACTTTAAATAGCATGACAGACAACGTCCTAAGAGGACTTGGAATTGGTGGAGCTGTTGTTTCTACAATAAAAAATATTGCTTTAGATATTTATGATAGATCTAAAAAATCAAGACCTGAGTATCCTGATGTTGCTTTTAAATTGCTTGATGTTTCTCCTCCTATAGATATTAAAGTTAGTAAGTTTAAACAAGGTATGACTACTTGGGAATATGGTAGAAAAGATCCAGAAGCTAAAGATCCTTTTAATATAAATAATCCAGCTTATGAAGCGGCTGCAAAAGTAGTAGCTTCTACAACTAACGTGCCTCTTGATAGAATTTATCAAAAAGTAGAAAATATTAAAGGAGCTTTAAATGATGACAATGAAAACTGGAAACGTTTAGCAATGGGTCTTGGTTGGCCTGAGTGGCAGTTGATGTCTGAAAAAGAAAAAGAAGAAGATAGAAAAGAAAGAGCGTTAAAAAGAAAAGAAGCTAAAACAAGAAAATATGCATACAAACCAGTACTTGATGAAGCAGGTTATAAAAATCAAAAAATAAAACAAGATACAGAAAAGTATTTTAAATTAACAAAACAAGAACAAATACAAAAATTAGATAGTTTAGGTTTAACTAAAAGCAATATAAAATCTTTAAAGTACGAAAAAGATAGAGTTGATAAATTGCTAGAATTAATGGAAAAATGAAAATATCAGAAAATACAGAGTTTAAAATAGATATAAAAACCGTAATAGGTATAATAATGTTTACAACTACAATAGTAGGTATGTATTATACTTTGCAAGAAGATATAGCACAAGCTAAAACATTGCCACCTGTAGAAGTAACCCGTTTAGAATATGAGCTAAAAGAAAAGTGGAACGAAGATATGATAATAGATTTGAAAGAAAGAGTTGATATGCTTGAACAAGTTGATGATGTTGTATTTGAAGAAATAAATGTTATATCCACTTTAATTAAAGATGGTACAGAGAATGATGGTAAACTAGAAGAGCTTGACAGGCAGTTAGAAGAATTAAGAAATAAAAAACCTAATACTAGGGTTATAGTTAAAGAAGTTAAAGTAGATAAAAAAGGTAGAAAATTATAAATCATGGCTAGAGAAAAGAAAACAAAAAAAGATGCTTGTTACCATAAGGTTAAAGCAGCGGTTAAAGTTTGGCCTAGTGCTTATGCTTCTGGTCAGTTAGTTCAGTGTAGAAAAAGAGGTGCAAAAAATTGGGGAGTTGGAAAAAAGAAGTAAGTTTAAAAACTTTGATTTAAGCAAATTAAAGATGCAAAAGCCACCTAAAGACAATTCTTTAGAAACCTTTAGAGAAATACAAGATCTGACTAAAATTAAAGATGACGAAAAGTTTGTTAAAAACAATGACGACATAATGAAAGTTTTTGGAAACTTTGCTGAAGCTAATAATTTTAATTTTCCAAAAGAAAATGTAAAAAAAATGGCTTTAGATGCTTATGATGATGTAATTAAAAAATTAAAACTACACTTTAATAGACCTAGACCTAAAGATCTTGCTAAACAGTATGATATAAAATTAAATGATATTGAGTTGAAATCTATGAAAACTCCTTCGTACCCATCTGGACATTCTGTTCAAGGTAGATTGGTTGCTAATTATTTAAATGATTTAAATAATACTAGTAGATTTACAGTTTTAGGAAATAATATATCTGATAGCAGGAATGTTGCTAAAGCACATTACGAATCAGACTCAAAATTTGGTAAAAAAATTGGAGACATGTTGTATGATCATATAAAACAAGATGGCGAAAAAAGTTAAAGGAGGAGGAACTACTAAAGTTTGTTTACCAGCAAGTAAAGTTAAATCTATGTCAGCTGCTGAAAAGAAGAAAGTAGTTAATGCTAAAAAATCTGCTGCTAGCAAAGGTAAATATAAAAGATCTAGCAAATCAAATGTTAAAGGTGCACGTAAAAAGGGAGCCACTTTAAAAGATTGGTTTGAAAAAGAAAACTGGATTAATGTAGCAACTGGCGCACCTTGTGGAGCATCAAGTAGAACTCGTAAAAAGAAAAAGTAATGGCTACTAAAAGAAAAAATAAAAAACCTTGTTGGGATGGTTATGTTAAAAAAGGTATGAAAAAAAAAGGTAACAGAATGGTAAACAATTGTGTACCAATAAAAAAACAAAAGAAATGATAGGTAACGGTAATAAATCTAAAAGAAAAAAGAAGTCTGATCCTTGTACGGGGTTATGGGCAAATAAAGAAGCTGAGTATTTAAAGAAAAAAGACGGAGCAGCGGAGTGGGCCACTGAAAAAGACGAATATTATTGTGATGGTACAAAAATATCACTACGTCCAACAGACGAAGGAGATAGACCTTTAACTGATAAAGAAATAAAAAAACAATTAAAGAATAAGTAATGTCAGAGCCTAGAAAAACTACAAAAGGAAAAGGTCGTAACTTTAGAACTGTTAAAGAGGGCGCTGGTATGACAGAAAAAGGGGTTAAAGAATATAGAAAGAAAAACCCAGGAAGCAAGCTTAAAACTGCAGTAACTAAATGTGATGTTAAAGCAGGTACTAAAGCTTACAAAAGACAAAAAGCATTTTGTAGTAGATCTAAAAGTTGGGATGGTAAAAGAGGTAGAGCTGCTAGAAAAAGATGGTGTTGTTCGAGATTTTAAAAATATATTATGGCGTTTAAATTAAAAAACAAATTTGACATGAGACTAATGAACACTTCTGTTAGTCATATAGAGGATGATGCTAATGTTTTAGGTAGAACAACAAGTTCTGGAAACATAACACTAAGCACAGATATACCTAATAGCCATATTAAATCTGTTATAAAACACGAGCTTGGACATGTAGATGATGTAAAATCAGGAGCTTTAGCTTGGGACGATGAAAATTTTTATTGGAAAGGTAAAAAATATAGTAAAGAAGAGTGGCAAGGACGTAAAGACGCACCTTGGGAAGCTAATGCTAATAAAGAAGCTGGAACTAATTACGGGCGTTAGGAACAAGAAAAAACTGGGCACCATACCCAAAGTTCCTGTAACCAAAAAAGGGGAGGTCAATTAAGACTTCCCCTTTTTTATATTTTAGCTATTACAGTATTCACAAATACCGCCTAAACATAATGGACACATAATTCATATTTTAATAGTTATACCTATTGACACTATAAAAGCGCCGCTTGCTATT